AAGCTGGTACTCAAAGAGTACGGCGGGCTACAGGTGCGCCTTGCGACATTCCAGGTCGCGGCGGCGAGCGTGCCGCAGACGTTCCCGTTCGGCGACAAGCGGCTCATAATCCCGGAGAAGTCAATTCTCAGGATACAGGCGCGGGCTGCGTCAACTGGCGCGGTCACGACTGCATGGGCGAACCTCTCGAGGGTACAGAGTCACGCATGAGCTTGCCCCGGTTCCCCGTCGACCAGTGGACTGTCGACCTATTCCGGCGCGTGTTTATGAGCACGGCGGATGGCCGAACGGCGTTTGCACTGTTACAGCGGGAGCTTGGGCATTTCAGTGCCGACCCGGGGAATGACGTCGAGCGCGGGCAGCAGGAGTACTCGCGCCGACTGTGGCGGTTGTGCGGCATCATGTACCCCAATAATACGAGGGCGATAGTTGACGCCCTTTTCGATCATGTGGTGCCGACGTGGGATGAGGCCGACAGGGCCACGAAAAGAGAAGCGCGCCGGGTGGCGCAGGAGTAGGAAATGAACAGCACGAACGCGGTACTTGTGGCTCTCGCGGCCACTGATGGCCCTATCGACAAGATGGAGCTCGCAACGGGCGTGTTCAACGCCGCCGAGCGGTCCAAGCTTGCGAGCTACCAGTCGGCCGCCGCGGCGGGCACCAAGTACGGGGCCGAGAATGGCGACGTGTTCCTGTGGAATCACCTGGCCAAATACTTGACCAACGCGTGTCGGGGCAAGCTATCGGACACCGATGCTGTCATGGTGGCGCTGTGCGCTACCAACGGCGTTGTTGACAAGCTCGAACTGGCCACGGGGCAGTTGACGGCGAGCGAACGCGCCGAGCTTGCCATGATACAGGCCGCATCGGCGAGTGCGGGTTGGCGGGAGATCGAGGTACAGATGTTCTTGCACTCGTTCAAGCGCTACATCGACCAGTGCGGCGCGAATAACCTTTAAGGGAGGCACATGAAATGCCAGTAGCCCGTAACAAGAAAACCAAGGACGAGGGTCTTACCGCACAGGAGGTCCTTGACATGTTCACAGTGAAGCGCAAGCAGGGGAAAAAGACCGGCCAGTATGAAAGCGTGAGCATCCGCATGGGGAACGCAAACTACACTGGTCCGCGACACGAGATGGCTCGCAAGAAGTCTTTCATGGGGAGCCTGTAGGATGGCGGACGAATCGGCCTCGTCAGCCGCGGAAGTAAAGCCGGTAGAGCCTAAACCGTGGATGGCTCAAATGCCGGACGAGTACAAGAAGCATGAGGCGCTTGCCCAATACGACGGGCCTATGGCGCACGTTCCGCTTGCGCTCGTCAAGGGCTATGTCTCTCAGCGGGATGAATACGCGAAGATCAAGGCCGAGTACGAGGCGTCACGGCCACCCTCGGAATACAAACTGGAAGATCCGCAGCTCCCCGATGGCGTCAAGATAGACGGGCTCGATGAATTACGGACTGAGTTCGTCGCGCGAATGAAAGAGATCGGAGCGAGCACCAAGCAGGCCAACGTGCTTTGGCAGAAGTCCTTGCAGAACACGGCCGAAGAAATGGCCGCTGCGTCCGAGGCCGACAAAAAGGCCGAGGAGGCCGAGATAGCCGCCGCGAAGGCCAAGGCTGAGTCGGTCGCAAAGGTCCTGAAGGAAGGCGACGGCAAGGCTTTTAAGGGCTGGGGCGACAGTTACGACGCTGAGATGCGCCATGTAAAGCTCGCCCTCGAACGGTTCGCTCCGAAGGGCGAGGATGGCAAGGTCGATCTTGAGTTCATGGCCCGCGAGATGAAGGACGGGACTAAGCTCGGCGACAGTGTTCAATTCGTGATGATGTTCAACGAGATCGGCAAGCGGATGGCCGTCGCCGAAGAGCCGGGCGGCGCGCCCGCTGGAAGGGGCGAGGAGACGCTTGAACAGCGCGCGGCTCGCCTGTATCCTGAGACGCCGGCGGCGAAGTCGGCCGTATCGGCCCAGGCGCCGAGCATAGACATGCCCGCATGGGCCAAGGAGTTGTACGCGAACACCGGGCGTTGACCCGGAGAAAGTGACCTGAAGGTGCCCGAGACCTTTACCTGACGGGGCGCAGACCCTACCTGAACGGGCCGGGCGCGTGCTCTTGATGGGATGGCGCGGACGTATCCGATGGGAGCGACGTTAGACATCCTGTTAGGAGTATGCGATGGCCGAATACGACCTCGGCGCTACCCATACGCTACTTGAGGTAGCGAACCGAACCAACAACAAGCAGCTTCTCGAAATCGTCCGCAACCTGGAGCCGCAGAACGACTTCGTTGCGACGGCGCGGTGGCGACTCGCCAACCGGCTCGACTCCGAGAAGCTTGTCCGCCAGCTCGCGGTGCTCAGCCCGGGCATGGGCGGTATCAACAAGGACATCTCGCCGACCGTCGAGCAGACCACGCCTGTCGTGGAGCCGATTGTGTTCGTCGAGGATCGCAACGAACTCGACGCCAACCTCGTCGAGATGCAGCCCAATCCGCAGATGTACCGGATGCAGTCGGACATGACGCACACGGCCTTTGCGGCGGCAAAGATGGTGTCGCAGGTGTTCTATGGGGATCGCGACGCGGACCCGGACCAGCTGCGCGGCATCATCAACCGCAGCGACTACGATGCGCTCGCGGACACCACTTACGTCACCACGGCCGGCGACGCCTCAGCGGGCGCCGTCACGTCGGCGTATCTCGTACAGTGGGGCTTCGACAAGGTGTACATGGTGTACCCGGAAAACGGCGGCCAGACCGTCAAAGTCGAGAACGGCGGGAAGCAGCTCATCACCGGCACGTCACCGGCTCGCTCCTGGAAGTACGTTACCAACTTCAAGATCTTCTTTGGCCTCGCGGTCGCCAACCCGCGCTGCATCCACCGCATCTGCAACATCGGGACGACCACGGCCAACTTCCTGCCTCTGGAATACGTGATCCGGGCCCGCGGGAAGATGTGGAACTACGGCTCCGGCGCGGTCCTGTACTGTCACCCGCGGGTGAGGGCGCAGATCGATGAACAGATCGCCACGCGGCCGAACATCGTCCACCGGGAGACCAACCCGATTGGGCCGCCGATCACGTACATCGATGACATCAGGGTCGCGACGTGTGAAAGCCTGTCGCTCGCTGAGACGGTCGTGGCATAAGGAGGGATGACATGAACGACGCCAAACTGGTTTTCTCTGACGGGCAGGCGGTAACCGCCACGGCGATCAGCTCGAACACCATCGACCTTGACCAGGTCAGGGACGTTGGCGCGAGCGATCTGTTTCTGCACCTCGTGGTCGACACTTCGTTCTCCTCTGACACGGAGACCGTCGCCGTCGACCTCGTGGCTGCAACCGCGACCTGTACCGCAGGCTCAACGGTCGTGCAGTCGATTCTCGCGGCTACCGCGGCTTCGGCGCTCACCAAGGGTGTCAAGCGAGTCGTCAGCATCGCTCGCGATGTGATGACGGCGAACTCGTACACGAACCTCGGCGTGCTGTACACGGCGCCCTCGGCTGTGGCAACCGGCAAGTTCAACTGCTGGATCAGCATGAACAAGGGCGACTAAGGAGTCAGGGGCGGGCCGTCCCGCCCCGTTCTCTATGGCGATCAGCAAGACGGACATCTGCAACGCGGCGCTTACAAAGCTCGGGCAGGCCGAGTTGATAACCAACATCGACGAGGGCACGCCTAATGCCAACGCCCTGCGGGCAGCATGGGACATCGCCCGCGACGCCACGTTGCGAGACTTCGATTGGGGATTTGCCATGACGCGGCAGACTCTTGCTGTTCTCGAAGATGAGCCGCTTAGCGAGATTTGGGAGTACCAGTACCAACTTCCCACGGTGCCGCTGTACCTGCGGATTGTGGACATACCGGACTATGACCCACTGAACCAGCCGCCCTATGAGATCGAGGGCGACGTTCTGCTGACAAACGAGACCGAGATCACGATTCGCTACATCGCGCAGATCACGGACACGGCCAAGTACCCTGCGGACTTTGCAAACGCCCTCGCGGCGCGGCTGGCCTTCGAGGTTGCGACTGTCGTAACGCAGAGTCGCGGCGCGAAGCAGCTCGCGGCCGCTGAATACGCTTCGGCAATCAGTGACGCGAAGGGTACAGCGGCGCTGGAACAGAAGTCCAAACCGGCGCGGTCGACGTGGGCGGATAGATGAGGACGAAGGCGGTTCTAACAGACTTCTCGGCTGGCGAGCTCTCACCAAGGGCCGAGGGTCGGTTCGACCTGCCCGCCTACTCCAAGGGCTGCCGCACGCTTGAGAACATGGTCCTCGACGACCTTGGCGGCGCGAGTATGCGCCCCGGGACGCAGTACATCGCGGCATGCGAGTCGTCATCAGCCGCCAGCAAGCTGATGGAGTTCCAGAACACGAGCGCGGCTGCGTTCCTGCTGGAAATCTCCAACACCAATCTGAACATCTACGACCAGGACGTGGTACACACTACGTTTACGACCGCCCCGTGGGCTACTGCTGACATATTCGAGCTTTGCGCGCCACAGAGCGAAAACACGATGTACCTGTTTAACGACGGGTACGTTCCATACAAGCTCGCCTATACGCCGTCGTCGGACACGTTTGCGTTCAGCGCGCCGACTTTCACGGGCACCACATTCAGCGCGTCCACGGACTATCCGGCTGCGGGTGTGTTCCATGAGCGGCGCCTTGTCGTTGGGTTTACGCCCGGAAATCCCATGACGCTTTGGGGGTCGTATTCGCCAGATTCCACTGGGGCGACGCGATACGAGTCGTTCACTGTCGGGACTGCCTCTGACGTGGCGTGGAAGTACACGATTGCAAGCGAGAAGGGCGATGTTGGCCGGTGGCTCGCGTCGCAACGGGACTTGCTGATCGGATGCCGTGGCGAGGAGTACATCGCCACGGGGTATGATGCTGGGATCACGCCGACGAATGTCTACATCAAGCGCCAGCCTACGGGGATCGGTAGTGCGCTGTTCGCATCTCGGAGCGTGCGCGGCGTTAACGTGTTTGTGCAGCGCGGCGGCAAGCGCGTGCACCAGTTCGGCTACAGCAGCGAGGGTGGAGGATACGGATCAACAGACCTAACCTTTCTTGCTGAACACATCACCGGGACGGGGATACGGGATTGGGCAGTACAGACTAACCCGAAAACAATCCTCTGGTGCGTCACCAACGACGGGGAGTTGATCGGGCTGACGTTCAACCGTCAATTCGGTGTCGTGGGATGGCACAGGCATACGACGGACGGCTACTTTGAGAGCGTGGCCGTACTCGATGGCGACACCGAGGACGTGGTGTATTTCACGGTGCGGCGCACGGTCAATTCGGCGACGGTGCGGTACATCGAGAAACTGAAACCGTTCGACTTCGGAAGTGTCCACGAGGACGCCTTTTTCGTGGATTGCGGGATCACATGGGACGGCGGCGCGGCCGAGACGATCACGGCGATCACCAAAAGCGCGACGTGTACCATTACGCTCGCAGCTACTACGGCATTCGTCAACAATGCGTTGATCAAGATAACTGACAGCGACATGGACGAGGTGAACGGACGCGTCTATCAGCTCAAGAACAAGTCATCTAACACATTCGACCTGTACACGGAGGATGGAACGGCGCAAATAGACTCGAGCGCGTTCACCGCGGCTGCCACGGAAGGGACCGCTACCAGGGTAATCAAGACCGTCACGGGACTATCACACCTCGAAGGGGAATCAGTTGTGGCCCTGCGCGACGGAGCTGTGCAATCCCCGGTAACGGTCACTTCCGGGTCAGCCGTTCTCACGCGTCATGCGAACAAGGTCCATATCGGGCTTCCCTACACGGGGACGCTCGAAACTTTGCCTATCGCGCTCGATCCTGGCAGGACGGGGCAGGCGTACAAGGCCGTATTGCACTTGTACGAGACTGTGGGCGGGAAGATCGGGCCGAGCACTGATTCACTGTCGCGCATCAGGACCGGAGCGGCCACTGTGCTTGATGAGCCGCCGGACCTGTTTAGCGGGCGCACGCCAGAACACAGGATCCCGGGCCCGCGCGAGATCGGGCCGTCTGTTGTCATCGTTCAGGATGAGCCCAATCCCTTGACTGTGCTTTCGATGGTCGTGACTATCGATCTCGCGGAGGGCGAGTAAAATGGCGCTTGGGATGATACTTGCCGGGGCGGGGTTGGCATTACAGGGCGCTGGTATGCTTGGCGGCCTGTTGGGCAGGAACAGGCAAGCTGATCGACTGAGGAAGGCGCAGAAGTTCGAGCGACAGAGATTCGCGGCGCAGGGACGGGAACAACTTGCGCGCAATCGCGTCGCGGCGGCACTCGGCGGGACAACCGGGGAAGGTTCGACGGCGCTGGCCTTGAAAGAGAGCGAGCGCAATTTCGCGGCCGACCTTCGGCAGATGCGACGCAATCACCGCGCCGAACGCGAGGCTACGCGTCCCAACTTTTGGGACTATGCCGGCGCTGCGGGGTCATTCCTGACGCAAGCCGCAAGCGTGCCAGGATTGGGGGAGGCAGTCGGAGGCGGTATTTCAGGGCTCGCGGGGATGTTCAAGCGCAAGCCGTACCAGGCTCAATCAGGGCTTGACTACGGAACCGACTACGGAGTGTACCCGTAATGCCTCCATCAATTCGTTTCTACAGTCGCCAAGTGGGTCCGACCGTTATAGAGAATGGTCGCGCATCTC